CCAATCCGACCGGATCGCCGCCTACCGGCAGGCGTGCCAGGTGTTCGGATGGGATCTGGTCAACGCCAGTCGCCAGGCGCTGCGCAAAGAGGCCCCCAACTCCAATCCCGACTCCCACCGGCTGCACGGTCCGTTCGCCGGATTTTCTGACTGGGAAGACTGCACCTCCCAGCACTCTGACGCGAGTGACCCCGACGCGTACTGCGGCAAGATCTACCACCAGGTCTGGAAGGGCAGGGAGCGCAAAGGCGAGCCGCTGTCCAACTTCCAGGACAAGGAAAGCTCTCGCAAACATGGGTGGACCGGGTGGGGTCCCAGCCAGGTGAAAAGCCATCCCAAGGTGGCTGGGTGGGATTGGAACAACTACCTGGAAGCCTATGAGCGCCCCACCCCGGGCCGGTTCGCCTGTTCTTGCGGCGAGGAGCATGACATGCCCGGTCACCATGAATGCAAATGCGGTCGGCTCTGGAACGGATACGTCATCGGGACCGGCGGCTCCAACCATGAAGCGGCTGCCGAGAAGTATCTGGTGCGCGAGATCATGACGCGTCCGGACATGATCGTGGCCAGTATCACCGCGCGTCCCAGGCACGAGGCCGCTGGTGATCACGAGGCCACCGAGGACGACTGGCCCACCGAGCACCACCCGAAGACGCCCAACAAGGAGCACAAGATCCTGGGCGACTGGGCTTACCGCAGCCCCAAGGGCCGCTACGGTCCGCACCCGATGCCCCGGCGGCCGAGCCCGCAAACCCAACCAGCGCAGCTATGATCTCGACGGTTTGCTGGGGATGCAAGCGGCTGGCCGAGATAGTTCACACCGACCACCTCGGATTCGGCTATTGCGTCGACTGCGCTCCGCCACCCCGTGAGATTGAGGCCATTGAGTTCTTGTTGGCCACCCCGCCCTTCGAGAAAGGGGACCGGGTGGAGTGCCGCACCGGCGCCGAGATCTACGACGGCGTCGGCACCGTCGAGGACATGACCTTCGACTTCGAGCACGGCGGCTCCCTCGTCTACCCCGCGTTCCTGGTGAAGATCGACGAACCAGCCAACGAGTACAGCCCGGCCGAGGCGTGGTACACCGAGGTCTGCCTGACCAAGGTGGGTAAGAAGTGACCGCGCCGGGAGGCGGACGGTTCTGGGTCGGCAACGCCGACCAGGAGCTGCGGCGGCTGCGTGCGATGGGCGCCACGCTGCCGACGTCGGCGCCGCAGGCCCGGCTGGAAGCCCGGCGGATGTCCGACACCGTCACCCGAGGCTCACTGGTCGACAACACCAACCGGATGATGGCGGGCGACTTCCGGCGTCGCCGGATGGCCAGCCTGCGCACCGGCGCCAATGTCCAGCTGGCGATGCCCAAGCTGCGCACCCCGCTGGGATCCCTGGAAGACAAGAACGTCCCGTTCAACATCGAGGATCGTAAGGAGCGCGCTGAGTGTCGCAGGTGGGCTCGGGCTTTCTACATCACCCACGACTTGGTCCCGCTGCTGGTCGACATTTACGCGCGGTTCCCCTTGGTGGGTTTGGAGTTTCGTAGCACCGACCCGCTGATCGAGAAGTTCTACACACAGATGTTCATGGAGGAGCTGGACTACGAGAACTTCCTGCCCGACTGCCTGGGCCGTGAGTACTACATCGCCGGTGAGGTCACTGCGCTAGCGCACTTCAACGAGTCACTGGGGGTGTGGTCGAGCGAGGAGATCCTCAACCCCGATTTCGTGCGGGTGTCGAAGAGCCCCTTCGTCCAGGAGGAGCGCGTCCAGTTAATGGTCAAAGACCTCGTCGAGAGTCTGCGTGACGGGCCGATGGGCATGGGTGTGGAGGAGGAGACGCGCTCCGAGCGCGAGGAGCGGCTCTACGAGTACCGCCAGCTGGTGCACTACTACCCCGAGATCATCCGCGCCGCCCAGCAGGAGGATGGGCTGGACATCAGCCCGGCCAAGTGGAGCCGCATCGTCAACCGTAGTGCCCCCTGGCACGACTACGGCACGCCGCCGCTGCTGCGCAGCTTCCGCACCCTGATGATGGAGGAGAGCCTCAACGCCGCCCAGGACGCCGTGGCGGACCGCTTGTACTCCCCGATGATCGTGGCCACCTTGGGCCTGGAAAACATGGGCGACGGGCTGCCGTGGATCCCCAGCCAGACCGACCTGGACGACCTGCGCGACGACATGCAGAACGCGTTGATGGCCGATTTCAAACTGATCTGCCACCACATGGGTCTGAACATCGAGAATGTCTTCGGCCGCGAGAGCGTCCCGCGCTTCGACCAGGACTACGAGCGCATCGACCTGAAGTTGATGCAAGCCTGGGGGATTGGCTCGGCGTTGATCATGGGCGGCACGGCGGCCGCTGGGACCTATGCCAGCTCCGCGCTCAACCGTGAGGTGTGCGAGCTGCTGATGAAGTCCTTTCAGAAGAAGGTCATCAGGCACATTTCGGGCCGCATGGAGGTCATCGCGGAGGCCCAGCAGCACTATGCCTACGAGAAGAAAGGCGGCTACCGGCGCCCGCTGTATCGCGAGGTGGTGCAGTTCAACGAGGAGACGGGCGAGGAAGAGATTGTCCGCGTGCCCCAGCTGCTGACCCCCGACGTCGAATTCCGCACCCTGAACCTGCGCGACGAGGCCCAGGAGCGTCAGTTCATGATGATGCTCAAGCAGGCCGGGGTGCCGATCTCCGACAAGAGTTTGGCGATCAACATTCCGATCGATTTCGAGCAGGAGCTGCCGCGCGGCGCCGACGAGACGGTGGACAAGCTGGTGGCCGCTGCCGAGGCGATGGGCAAGGCCCAGGAGATCATCGACGACAAGGGCCTGCCCTACCCAGCCGAGCTGGCCCAGTACCTGATGGCCACGCTGACTCTGCGCCAGGGCCTGGCGCAGACCAAGATGATGGAAGGCCAAGAGCAGCAGCTGGATCAGATGGCAGCTCAGCAGGGCGCTGCCGGGGCGATGGGTGCGCTGCCTGGTGTCCCACCCGCTCCCCCACCGCCGCCGGAGGAGGGTGGCGGCGGTGAAGGCGAGGGGCCCCCGCTGCCCCCGCCGATGCCGCTGCCGGTGGGACCACCGCCGATGGGTCCCAACGGCGCCATGCCTCCGGTGGGCATGCCGCTGCCGCCGCAGATGGTGGCCGGGCTGCATCTGGTCGGCGCCAACGAAAACACCGAGCTGAGAACGGAGTACGACACCCGGTTGCCCAGGCAGCCCAAGGCCCCCTTCCAAGTGAGCGCACCGCACGCCAGTGGTCCCGGTATTTTGCCGCCCGACATGGAGGTCGGCGGCGAAGAACGACACAGCCAGGAGTTCAACGACATCATGGAGCCGTCGCGCAACTACGCCCGCCCGGCGATCAGCGACGATCTGCGCGGCAATAGTCCGCGCAAGGCCAAGCGCACCCGCACCGGCGGGATCCGCAAGCGCACCGAGTTCGAGATGGACCCCAGCTCCTACGGCACCCGCAAGCGCATGACGGAGTCTCAGGTGGAGGCCGCCGTTCGTCGTCGTGAGGCCCAGGCCAATCCGCCTCGGGTGGCCGATTTGATCAACGATCCCGGTTTCTGGGACAGCACCGGCCTGAGTGGGTATGAAAACCAGGTGCGCGGTGCTTTCTATGACATCATGCGGGGCCGCGACGACGAGGACACCCGCCAGTCGATGGAGGTCCTCGAAGACGCGCTGCGCCGCTACGAGAGCAATACGGGGGTGCGGCCGCTATGGTGAGGCATTCAGTGCTCGGCTTCGCCCACGGGGTGCTCGACGTGGTTGAGACGATCGGGGACATGGTGTGGCGCCGCGAGCCGGTAATCTCGGCCGCGCTCAACGGTGAGGCGATGATGCCCGATCCGCCCCCGCTACCCGAGCCCCCGCCACCTCCGGCGGCGCCGCCCCGGTTCGAGCAGTTCGGCCTGAAACTGCCCAACGGCAACATCGCCTGGACGACATACGCGGGGCGAGCGCTGGGCACTCCCCAAGAGCGCGAGCAGCTGGTGGAGGTACTGCGCCGCACCGCCGTCGATCTTTGTTTCGATGCGAATAATTTCCTGAGCCACTACGGCTGGGCTAGACGCCTCGGTGTCCCAGCTGTGCAGTGGGGGGATATCGAGTTGTATCCCCTGGTTGTTGAAGATGAGTCCAAAGATGTTGTGTTACCGGCGTTATCGGACATCCCCGGTCAGCCCAACACCAACGGGTCCTCACCTGGGTAGATATCAGGTAAGGTGACCAACACCACATTCCAGAGCACACACTGAGGGGAAAGTGATTGTCCGATATGATGTCTGACTCCGAGAACACCACAGAGGTTTATTACTTGACTCTGCCGGTCGAGAGTCCCGATCAGGCGACCAGCCTGACCAATTACTTGAACGCGCATGGCATCGAAGCGGTTTCGGAGGATACCGGCGTTACGTCCCCCATCGGTGAGGCGGCGGCGGTCGCGGTGATCCGTCAGCTCCATGTTTCCTGGAAGCTCTTTTGGAAACACTCTGACGCAGAAGTCTTCGGGCTTTCAGTCTACGTGAAGCCAGCCCACTTCTGTTCCGAGGAGTTGCGAACGCCATGAGCTGGATGCACCATGCCGACGCGGAGCAGGAGAAGCACACGGGGGGCATGGTGGCACTTTATCCGCGCAGCGATTTTGCACAGATGCTGGCAGTGCCGGGCGGGGAGCCGGTCGACGATCTCCATTTGACGCTGGTGTTCCTGGGCGAGGACGTCGGCTATCAGGATCCGAGTCCGCTGGTGGTCGCCACCGCGCGGGTGGCCGAATCCTACGGTGAGATCACGGGCCGGGTGTTCGGTCATGCGGTGTTCAACCCCGACGGGCATGAGGGCCGCAGTCCTTGCGCTGTTTACCTAGTGGGTCATTCACCCGAGTTGTCTCAGATCCACACCGATGTCGTGCGGGCTGCCGAAGACGTATTCCCGATCCCCGATCAGCATGAGCCCTGGCTGCCCCATGTAACCGCCGGGTACAGCGACCAGGCTTCTGTTCACCCCAGCAGAGGTGGTTCCCCGTTATCAATCGGGGAGTTTACCGGCGAGGTGATCTTCGATCGGTTGGGCTTGGCTTTTGCCGGAGATACCCAGTTCTTCCCGTTCCATGGCGCGGCCTTGGTGGGGGCTCGTCTCGGTTATCCTCTGTTCCGTCCCCTGTAACTCGTCCTCCTCAGAGCCCGAAAGGGTAGGAGGAGCGATGACTACGATCCACACTGCGCACGGGCCCGGTGAGCTGGTCGAGACCGAAACCGTGCACGGCCGTACGAGCTATCGCGTTCGGGGCCCCGGCTTCGACGTCTGGGTGGACGCCACAGCTGCCCGCACCGCCAGCGGCGACGGACCGCCGGAAAATCTGTTCACCTACCAGTTCTCGCCGGATAAGGTGATCGATCCCGACGCGTACATACGCGGCGCCGCCACCTATGCGATCGGATCCCGAGGCTTCGCTCACGACCCCGCATTGCACGTCAACGAACGCAACACCACCACGCTGCCATATAACCCCACCCCACAGGTAGACGCGCTCACCACGCCGGGGCCCAACCAGAGCTGGGGGCCGGGTGAATTCGGTCAGATCGACCCCGACGAGCGGCTGCGCCCCAGCGACTCGCTGAGCCTGCGCAGCCGTGGCCGCGATACCAAGGGCCCGGGACCCAAGCCGAATCTGTTCGCTACCGGCGCCCACAGCGCGATGCGCGAGCGCCCGCAGATCGTGCTGGGCAGGGACTATCCCCTGCTGCAGGATCCGCACTACGACGACTACGGGCCTGTGGAAAACGAGTATGAGCGTCAGTGGGCGGACGAAGAACCTTCTGATTTTGAGCTTGGACGTGGCACCTTTCCTCAGTATCACGACCAGCATCAGACTCGGCAAGGCGGCATCGAGGAGTACACCCAGCTGCGCCATGAGCCGTTCCATGAGGACAAGCCCTCCCACGTTCCCCGCGAACGTGGCCGAGAGGCCCCCGAAGGCCCCCAGTTGCGACCGAGCGACAATCCGGTCTATCCCTTTGACCGCGTCTCCCCGTCCGGTGAAACGGGTACCGAGATGTTCGAGGGTGACGAGCCCGAGTGGTACAGCTGCCCCGACTGCGGAGCCTGGCACAACCCGTACCGGCACATGAAGAACCGCCGCAGCCCCAAGCCGCCGCGCTCCGACGACATCTTCCAGCCCGCCTGGCGCGGATCCATGGTGTGTGCCAGCTGCCACGAGGCCGAGGGGCGGCACCGCGATCCCTTCGAGCATGACGACTATTTCAGCGAGACACTGCCGCACGGCGCGGCGCCCGAGCTGGTCAAGGATCCCGGCAACGAGACGAACGTCTTCATGAAGCGCGTGCCGGGTCCCGGCAAGTTGAAGGGTGAGCACCGCTACAAGGAGGGACCGTCGTTCTGGGACCGGATGCGCGGCCGGGCGGCCAGCATCTTCGATGACATCGAGCCGCCCACCGACATGCCCGCCCACTTCGCTGACGTGCGTCCGCTGGCGTCCGACTTCATCGACCCCATCGCGACCGCGATGTCAACCATGGAGCGTCAGGCCGCGATAGACGACGCTAGCTATGGTCTGGATCCGCGTGTCGGCATGGAGATGGATCTGGTCCAGTCCGACCCGGTAATTCGCGAAGCGGCCTGGCGGGACGTGCAGCGTAAGGCCAAGCGGCTGCGTAGCGAGGGCCGGGTGCACATCAAACAAAACACTCCTGAGATCATCTCAGCGACCGTCCAGGGCGATCACGGCTTCTACGACTGCATGATCATTCGCGGGAACGTGTTCGATCTTGGTAACCAGTCCGTCACCGCCTGGCGCTGCGGATGTCCGTGGGGACGATGGGCTTTCAAACGCCGTCTAACGTACGTGGGGCGCTTCTGCAGCCATGCCTATGCCGCCTACCAGGAAATGCGTTCAGCGTTCGATCGACCGGGCAAAGGCACCCGTTTCAGAAGGATGTCGGGCGTGGTCGAAGAGTTTAAGAAGTGGGCCGAGGAAAACGGCCAGCCGACCGACATCGACGGGGTGGCTAACTTCGTCACCAAGTCTCGCGATGACGACGACGAGGGCTACACCGAGGAGGAAGTCGCCCAGCTCTACGACTACGCCGAGGCTCACCCTCGCAAAGTGCCTGAGCGCCAGTACGACATCCCCTACACCTTCGATCCCGATCAGGTGTACAAGGAAGGCCGCGAGATGTTGCGGATGACCCCGCACAGCCTCACACCCGACATCCAGTTCGTCCCCGAAGGCGAGCCCGAGCACCTGGTTGACGTCACCAAAGACGAGCGGACCACCACCGGCCCTGGTCAGATCATGACCGACAAGACGGCGGCGCACGACGATGACCACGATGACGAGAAATCACACCAAGAGCCTGACATCGAGCACTTCACCGTCGAGGCCGCCATCCTGCCCCCGTGGCATTTCGCCGACGCCGACACCCAGAGCGTCACCGACCCGGTGCGCAACGCTCCGAGGCCGGATGCTGGGGAGGCCACCAAGGATCTCAACAAGCTTCGCGACGTGATCCAGGAACCGCTCTCCGACAACTTCGGCAGCATGGACGAGCACAACGACGAGATTCGCGACTTAATCGACGACCTGCACGATGCCGGGACCGACGCCAGCTACTTCTCGGCTTCCCTTCACGAGGCTGACGGTGGCTTCATGGACAAGGGCGACGGCGGCTGGCTGGACGGCGGCTTCGCCGGATCCGGCCGCGACCCCAAAGACTGGTATTCCAGTTCGGCCGACTACGTCGACGAGAACGAGCGTCCCAACTTCCAGGACGTCACCAGTCTGCCCGACGGCGACATCCTCAAGTACAACGATTCCGACTCCGAGGTGAACGCCCCTAAGGAGCCCAGTGACCCTGGTGCGGTGAACACCCCCAAGGAGGCCGGGGTGCTGCCGCCCTTCCTGGCCGACCTGTTCTCTAGCGAGACCGGCTCGATCAGCCCGATGGGTCCCAACATCACTCAGCAGGGTCCGCAGGACGTCGCCGGTGGTGCACCGTTGATGAACGCGGGCGACGACATGACCGAGTCGGGCCTGCCTTCGACGGCCAGCCTGCATTACGCCGACGACGATGACTTCAGCAGCGCCGCCGGTGGCGACTTCGACTTCAGTGGGGGTGATACCTCCGCTAATCCCGGCGACTTTACCGGCGGCGGCGGCGCCGGAGCATCCACGATGCCGTTCACCCCCGGGGCCCCCACCAAAGATCCCTTGGGTGGTGGTGGCGGTGTCGGGGGTACCACGCACATGCTCAGTCAGCCGTCCGGTGGCGGTAGTCAGGGCGGCGGCTTCGCTCCCCCCATCGCACCCATCCTGCCCAGCAGTGGTGGTGTCTCGGGCGCTGGGTTCGGCGGCAACACCGGCTTCGCGCCGTTGTCCGGTGGTGCCCCCGGTGACATGGCGAACGTGACATCGCCGGGTACCAGTTATGCCAATCGTCGTCCTTCGATCAGGGACGGTATCCGCGAACGCAATGCTCGTTACGAACGTCGCGTCGCCTTCGATCCGTCCACGCTGCCACCCGGCTGGGGCAGCACCCCGCCCGACCCCGATGACGACGAGAGCCCGATCCCCAAGATCCCTGGCCTGGACGAGGCTCAGCAGATGCTGCCCAAGATCCCGAGTATCCCTGGCATGCCTGGCGGCAAGGGCGGCAAGGGCGGTGGAGGCGGCGCTGCGGGCGGTGAAGCTGCCGAAGGTGGCGAGCTGGCCGAGGCTGCACCCGAGCTGCTGGCGGTGGCCTCCCGGTACGACCACTCCGACGTGGTGCGTCAGTTCCAGGCCACGGCAGCTGCCCGGCAGTACGGTCGTGGCGGTGGTACACCGCAGGGTGATTCCCAGCGCCAGGCCATGATGGGCGTCTACGGCGCCGGTCCAGCTGTGGGCGGTGGTCGACGCGGCACCTTCTCGGACTCCGACATCGCCGGTGCGGCAGCGGGATTCCTGAAGCAGGCCGGGCGTAACTACTCGGCCCAGGAGCAGGCCGACCTGATGAACGAATATCACCCACAGGGTGCACGCAACCTGGACGGCTTAGACCTCCAAGGGACTCATTACGTCCAATGACCGTCGACCTGCGTGACCGCGAGGTAGAACACCGCTTCCGGCGGGCGCTCAAGAGTGCCCAGCGCCAGTTCCACGCGACCTCCATCCTGGCCAACCGCCAGCACAAAGTCGTCGGCCGGGTGGCCAGCATCGGGGAGGACCGCAAGAAGGTTGCCCAGCTGATCCGGCCGTTCACCCTAGCCAAACAAGCCGCTGTGGTGCCCGACTTCCAGTTCCGCGATGGCATGCTCTACACCGCCGTGCGGGCGATCAGCGCGCGCATCAACCAGAACTGGGACGCCTGGCCGTCTGAGGAGCTGGCCAAAAGCTACAAGACGTTTCTGGGCAAACCGTGCTTCGTCAACCACGCCAATTTCGATCCTGATCGGGCACGCGGCCGGGTGGTGGCCGCCCGCTACATCGAGAACGGCAAAGACAAGCACATCCAGGTCATCCAGGAGATCGATGCGCTTCGGTTCCCTAAGCTCGCGCATGAGATCCGGACGGGTGGTTTGGACTCGGTCTCCATGGGAGTCGAGGCCGGGTTCACCATCTGCAGCTACTGCGGTAATCGTGCGACCGATGTGTTCGACATGTGTGACCACGTCAAATTCCACAAGGGCCAGCATCTGCCGGATCCGCGCACCGGCGAGCCCCAGCTGGTCTATGAGAACTGCTACCGCTTGGGCTTCTTCGAGCTGAGCTATGTATTCGATCCGGCGGACGAGACGGCGGTGGTGAGTCAGGTGATCGTGGCCGGGAAGCGCACCGAGGCGGGCAAGTTCGTCAAACGCGAAGGCGCCCGGCCGATCGACCCCGACAGCGAGGTCTACGTCCACTTCAACCGGCACGCGTTCAATCGACAGCGCCGCACCGGCCAGCCGCAGGCTGACCTGTGGTCGATCCGCCAGCCCGATTCCAGGACCGGCAAGCACGTGCGCGGTTACATCGATGACCTGCATCTGCGCAACGCCCGATTGCATGTTCAGCCAGCTGGCAGCCAGCTGTACAAGGACACCTTCTCAGGGGAGCGCGGCGAGGGGGATCGCACCGTGCACGCGGGTATCTACGGGATCTTGGACAAAGGCCCGCCACCGGAGGGTATGCCCATGTCGATCGTCGGCTACAACCCTAAGACCGACAGCACCTTCGTGCACAAAGACACCGGCGAGCCGGTTCACGAAGCTGACCACATCCACTTCGATCCCTCCGGTGCGGTGTACGCCTACAAGGCCGACGGTTGGGGACGCACCGCCCGGCACAAAAAGGCTTGGGGCGAACAAGAAGCTCCCGAAGATATTGACACTCTCAGGGACGATGATGACGACTCTGCCGATGACTACGAGTTCGTCACCCCGTACCGCCCGCGCGAAGAAGACATGCCTTTCCAGAATCCCATCGAATCCCCCGAGGAACTGCAGACCCCCGACTTCGACGAGACGAAGCGGCTCGACCGGACCCAGGAGGAGCAGGGCCTGGACAGCGATCGTCTGGTGGAGGACGTCGGGGAAGTAGGAGCGCCGTCCCAAGAGGGCCAGCAGGCCCCAGAAGCTCAGCCCAGAGCGGCGAGGAAAACAAGGAGGAAGACCATGGCTCGGACACGGACCAGGTATGCCGCTGAGGAGGACGAGGACGACCGTCGCCCCCCGTGGCTGCAGGCAGATGAAGGTGCCCCCGAAGACGAGGGCGGCGAAGAAGACTTCGGTGGTGGCGAGCCGCCCGGCGAATTCGGCGGCGCCGATGAGTTCGAGGGTGGCGGCGTCGAGGACATCGTGGACGACATCGAGGAGGACGTCGACCGGCTGAAAGACGAGCTGGGCGACGAGGACGAAGAGGACGAGGGTCCCCTGCCGCCCACGCCCATCGAGACGCAGGGCCCTCCACCCCAGTTCGCCGCCAGGCGCCGTCGCCAGTCTTCCCGCCGCACTGCCGGGGATGACGAAGACGACGATTCCGATGACGATGACGACGAAGACGACGACAAGGACAAAGACGACAACAAGCCGCCGTGGCTCAAAGACAAGGAATCCGCCCGGCGCCCGGCTCGTCGACCTGTGAAGTCGGCCTCGTCAGGAAATAAGAAGAGAAAGGGCACGCAGAAAGGAACCCAGACCGTGGGAGCACCTCGACTGTCTGAGCGCGGCAGGGTGGCGACGACTGGTCGTCGTCAGCACCGCCGCACGGCCGACGACAGCGGCCACACTGATGGTGGGCCTTACGGCGAGAACGATCTGGGTGAGCAAGCCGAGACTTTCATTCCGTCGGTGTACGGCGAGGGCGACGGCGTTCCACCGGCCGAGGCGGTGGCCGCACCGACCGGCGATGAGTCCAAGGCCCCCAACTCCGAGAACAACCTGGTGGCCCGCATCCAGGCGAAGAGCCGCAGCCTGCAGGCCGATATCGACACCTACAACCGGATAACGGCAGGCCAGAGGCGGGGCGGGGAGATTCCGGAGAGCTTCAAGAAAAACATCAAGCGCAAAGGCGAAGACGGCGAAGAGAAGGAGGCTCGTCGTCGCTACGCCGAAGGTGTCGAGCAGCCCACCGTTACCAATCCCGAGCTGTCGGGTACTGACGACCAGAGCCTGCGCGGCGACGACTTCCAGGACGTGGGTCTGTCTCCCACCGAGACGCAGCCCAAGGACGCCAGTCGTCACTGGTTCGCCCAGTTCAACAACTGGCTGACCCAGGTGACCGGCCAGCCGTGGAATGCGCACGGCGCCGGAACCCTCACCCGGGCGGCCGCGCGCTGGTCTAAGGGGGCGGGCGTCCCGCTGGACGCGTTGTTCCCCACCCTGCAAACCGCCTTGCGTCAAGCACAAAAGGTTGAAGCAAGGAGTAACACTATGCGTCGACAGGCCGACGAGAAGCTGGAAGTCGCAGCTCCGGACGATCGTGTTGACGTAGAGAGGCCGGTCTCGGATGAGACCGACGCCGATGCCCAGGCAAGTCAATTCGACTTGGGGGACTTCGCCAACAACGCCGGTGATGATGTAGCGGATCCGGACATGAGCGTCGACTCTCAGATCTGGGCCCCGGGTGAGGGTGCGGCAGCTGCCGGTGGCAGTAATCGCGAATCATCCCGGGAGAAGTTCGCAGACGGGCTCACGGCGCTGCGGTGCGCTGAGGCCTATGTTCGCTGCGGACTGGCCCCCTTCCAAGCACGGTTCAAGCTGGCGAGTTGGTTGCAGACCATTCGCCACTCCACCGTGGAGGACCGGGCCAACCTGCTCGACGCGGTCTATAAGGCCAACGTACGAGCCTTCGCCGCAGCCAGGGTGCCCGCCGGATCGACACGCGGGGCTCAACGAGGCACTGTCCCCCCGGGCTTCGGCTCGGGCCATCGGGTTGCGTCAACCGAGCGAGAGAGTGCCCTGGACCCCAAGTTCGACGCGATGATGTGGCTGGGCTAAGGGCCCGGTCCTGAGTTCTCTGAGAGGAGGCGAACCCTATGTTGCGGGTAACAATCAACAACCCGGCGCAACAGCGAACCCTGATGCCCAAGTACGCACAAACGCAAGCGACTGCCTACGCGGGCTTCCTGGACCCTAACTGGCCGCGCACGTATGACATCTACCCAGGAAGTGTGATGAAGCTCCTCCACGACGAGGTCTTCACGCTCTGGGACGGCAACGGTCAGCCTTTCGGTCTGTCCAGCCTGTTCGTCGCACCCAGTCTGGGTATCGACGAGGTGCTGGCGACCGGGGGCAACGAGTTCACCGTGTGGCAGCTCGATCCGCAGGGCCTGTTCGAGGTTCTGGCCCCGGCGTTCGACCAGCAGGCAACGTGGGCCTCACCACAGCACGGTGGTGTCCAGCTGCTGACCGCTACCACCAGCTCGGTGGTGCTGCCCAACGGCATCACGCAGCCCCCGGGTGTGCTGACGCCGACCGGCGCCAACAACTCCAACTCCATCGCCAGCCTGGTGTCGGTGGTGTCCACGTCCAAGATCCTCATCAGCGGTCGTCGTAACTTCTTCGCGACGAGCGTGGCGCTGGGGACCGGAAGCTAAGGAGGGAGACCATGGGACTTCCAGCTCTTGTTGCTCACGGCTCCGGCCTAGAGCGTTTCGGTTCCGCTCGCTCATCGGACGAGTTCGTGGTCCAGATGGGCCAGTTGCAGCAGCGTCTGGGCGGCCGCAAGTTGTCCATGCGCGAAAAGCAGGTCCGGATGGCTCATATGCTGCGGGATGCCAACAATGGCATGCTGCGGCTCGGCCAATCGATGATCGGCCCCATTCAGCTGCAATTGCGGTACCAGGGTATTTTGCGCAACGTATTGTTAGAAGATACGTTAACACCCGGCGTACCAATTCAATACGACATTCTTGACCAGCTCGGCCAGGCATATGTTCTCCATGGCGCGGAAGGTGAAATCCGGATAACGCCGTTCGAGGGCAAGCGCGTTGAGGTTCAATTATTCCGAATTGCGACGTTCCCCATTATTCGCAAGGAGGACCTGTACTTCCTTCGGGCAAATCTGGTCGAATACCAACAAGACTTTTCCAAGCAGGCGATTATGCGCCAGGAGGATGGTCGGTTGGTATCCCTGGTCGAGACGGCCGCCGCACAGTACCGGCTCGTCGACTCCTCAGCCACGCCGGTGACCGGCAGCCTTCCCAATGAGATCTCGGTGGCCGGGGACATCCTGGCACCCGACGACCTGTACAACGCGGTGACCTTCACCGACCAGCGCATGCTCGACTCGACGCGCCTTCTGGTGAATCCAAAAGAATATCGCGATTTTTATAGGTGGGATATCAACACGACGGGCTGGGCCTTTAAGGACAGCGTTGTCGCGGGCGAGCGAATCGTTCAATTCGGCGAATTCCAAATCGGCAAGTCGATCATCATTCCGATCGGCACCACGTACCTGACTCCGGATCCGGAATTTCTTGGAGTATTTCCGGTCATGTACAGCCTGGACGTCGAGGAGAATAACCTCGTCCAACAGTTCCATAAAGGCTGGGTCATGGACGAATTGGTTGGACTTGCCATATTGAACCCCCGGGGCATCATAATTCTCCGGAAGCAATAAGTCCAGCAATTCGTTCTGCGAATTCCAATGCGGAACAATAGAGCTAAGAGGTCCCGGGGCGATCCCCCGGGACTTCTTTCTCAAGGTAGGCGAGGGCACGTCGAACACCCTCGACGGTGTCCCCGAGTAGACCGAGGGCCCGGTTATGCTGCTGGCACAGAACGCCACGAATGACCTTGGTGACGTGGCAATGGTCAGGCACCAGGTCCTCAGTGTTGCCGCAGATCTCGCACGCCTTCCCTTCGAGAAACGCGTCTCTCTCCGAGGCGGTGAGTCCGAAGTCCCGTTTCTTGTTGGCTCTGCGGCTTCTCGCAACGGTGCTGCAGGTGGGACGCATGTGCCCGCTGGACTGCTTCCTGTAGACGGCGGGTACCCAGCCGCACGAACGGCATCTGACCATCTTGGCGTGAGTGCTGTGGGATTCGATGACATGGACAGCTCTCCCGTTGACCGGCATGCGGTGATTATTGCAATGGCCCACGCCGTCCAGGTGCTGGCAGCGGGCACCGCCGTCGAGACCAAGCCGGTGAACATCTTCCCCGGCCGCAACCCCGGGCCCTGGATGACCATGGGGGACGAGGGCCTCAGTGATGACGTCGGGGAGATGTTCGTCCAGAATCCCCGGTGGGTCACCAAGCTGAAGGGTCCCGGGTGGGCGTCGGGTGTTCCCCAAGACACCGGCCCCGAGGACCAGGCCGAGCGGATCTGGCGCCAGGTCAAGTACAGCCCCGGCGAGGGCCGGTTCTATCACCCCGACACCGGCGAGGACGTCGGTGAGCCCGAGTGGGGGCATTTCCGGTCCGACCGCAGACTGTTCGTTTCGGCGATAGCCCAGGCCCTGGTGGTGCTGGCGCGGGGCACCAAGGTGCGCGAGAAGATCGACTTGGAACACCTCATCGGCAACACGATGGACCACTACCGCAATGCCACGCCGGATCAGCAGACCGAGGGCCGATGGTGGTATCGGGGCGCACACGAGGCCACCAAAGACCTGTCCAACAAGACCATCCACGACTTCCCCCGAGCGGCTGGCATCATGGCCGGGCTGTCCCCGCATGAGGAGTGGGGCAACAACCTGCAGAACGGGATGCACTTTCTGCTCAACTACCGGCCCGAGAACAAATACGACTGGCAGCAGAGCTACATCCACCCCAAGGTGCACCAGCAGTGGATGGCCGAGAACGGCCACGAACCCAAGACCGCCGAGGAGATGGAGCGCTACGCCGATGCCCACGGCCAGGTGATGCCGGAGATGGCCGACCCGAACATCCGCGAGGAGTGGCTCAACGGGCTGGCGCACACCGGCGTCGACACCCAGCTGGCGCGGATGACGCGCGCGGTGGCACAGGCCCGCAAGAAGAAAGTCAAGTCCACCGGCTTGCCAGGCGAGTTCAATCCGCAGACGCCGATTGGATCCGCCGGGCTGCCGACCATCGGCGGCAACGTGGAACGCTCCAAGGCCATCTTCAACGCGCCGCGCGATCAGTGGCAGCAGCATCTGAGCGGGCCCAAGATCAACAGCTTCTACAACAACATCGTCAACGCCACCCCGATCAACGACCAGGGCTACTACACCAACCTCGACGACCAGGATGCGGTGATCGACACCCACATGGTCCGCGCCATGGCCCAGCCGCACGGTGGCACGTTGGAGACACGCTATCTGGCGCCACCCGAGCTGGGCGGTTCGGAGATCGATCCGGTGACCCGGCAGCAGATTCCGGTCGGCTACAACCTCTATCGGCATGCCGTGCAGGAGGCCACTCGGCGGCTGAACGCCGACCGGGCGCCGCACGAACACCTCACCCCCAAGCAGGTGCAGGCCACCGTCTGGTTGAAGTTCAAGGAGGATCTGGACCGGCAGAAGTACGACGCCAACGCGGCCAAGTGGGAGGCCAAGAATCCCGGCAAGACATACCCGGGTCCGAAGAAGGCGCCCAAAGGTGAATTGGCTTGGCCTAACCCCAATTACACGCCGGAGATCGGGGAGGAGTACGACCCGCGTCGGGAGCTGCCCGACATCGGCAACCGGCCCAACTGGATGCGCCCGATGGCCAAGCTGTTGGCGATGGCTGCGTTGGCCCGAGCCGATCATCTGTTGCGCCATGCGACTCGGTAGTAGCGTTTACGCTGGCTTTGTTTGACAGACGTTCAGCCTGCATACCCTGTTGAAAAGGTCGGTTCGCGGGGAAAAGGGCGAGAGGACTTTTGGAGGAGCCATGGGCGAGATACAGGATCTTCTTCAGCCAATCATCGATTGGTTTGAAGAGCGAACCAGCCTCTCCGAAAGACTTGATTCGATAGACACCAAGCTAGGAGGACTCATGGCATTAGTTGACGACCTGCAGACATTGCTTACCACCCTGCAGACCGACGTACAAAACCTGGCGGCTGGCCAGCAAAGCGACCAGTCGACCATTGCCAGCTTGCAGTCCCAGTTGGCCGACGCCCAGACCGCAGTGGCTAACGCCCAGGCCGCTCAGGCGGCGGCCGAGGCCGCAAAGCAAGTCGACGATGCGCAGGTGGCCGATGTGACCGCAC